CAGCGGCGTATTGACATGAGATTTCGCGCGCGCGTGGAAGACAACTTTTAACAAACGGAGTGAAAATTATGGGTGCTCAGAACGGAAAAGACCTTTTGATTAAGGTGGATCTAACGGGTGATGGTCAGTTCGAAGCCATCGCAGGTCTGCGTGCAACGCGGGTAAGCTTTAACGCCGAGACGGTGGATGTCACAAGTTTGGAGAGCCAAGGGGGGTGGCGTGAACTTCTGTCCGGGGCAGGTGTCAAATCAGCATCTATTTCGGGATCAGGTGTGTTCAAAGATGCCAATACGGATGAACGGGCTCGCCAGATATTTTTTGATGGGGAAACTCCCGCATTTCAGGTGATTATCCCCGATTTTGGTATGGTTGAAGGCGCGTTTCAGGTCTCTGCTCTTGAATATGCCGGCACGCACAATGGCGAAGCCACTTACGAACTTTCGATGGCATCGGCGGGTGCCCTGACATTTGTGGCGCTATGAGCATGGCCAATCCATGGGCAGGGGAAGTGAGCCTTGAGATGGATGGCAAATCTCATGTGCTCAAGTTGACACTTGGCAGTTTGGCGGAACTTGAGGCCGGATTGGCCAGTGGATCATTGGTCGACTTGGTTCAACGGTTTGAAGGCGGGGGCTTTAGCACGCGAGATGTCTTGTCGTTGATTGTAGCCGGATTGCGTGGTGGCGGTTGGCAGGGATCTCCAGAGGATATTCTGACCGTTGAAATCGCTGGTGGCCCAATGCAGGCCGCGCGCGTGGCTGCACAGTTGTTGGCGCGGGCATTTACGGTTCCGGACGTGGCCAGATGAGCACATTTGACTGGCCAGAGTTAATGCGCGCCGGTTTGCAGGGGCTGCGGCTAAAGCCGCAAGAGTTCTGGGCTCTGACCCCTGCAGAGTTGCGCGTGATGCTTGGGCAAGGCGCGTCGTCTGGAGCGCTGTCCCGAGAAGGTTTTGAAGATCTTCTCGCGGCATTTCCGGACAAGAGGGAAGGAATAGAACATGGCTGAAGGTGATGGCATTGCCGAGTTTGAAGCTCAGGTGGATGCGCTCGAGGTGACACTGGGCCAAACAACCAGTGTTGCGGCGAATTTTGATACCGAGCTGCGCAGCGTGCGTCAGTCTTTGAGTGCAACGGGGCAAGATGTCAAAACACTAGAGAAAGGTCTGAGCAGAGGTTTGCGCAGGGCTTTTGATGGTGTGGTTTTTGACGGGAAAAAGCTGTCGGACGCGCTCGAAGATGTCGCCCGATCTTTGATGAATACGGCATATAACGCCGCTCTTAAGCCGGTGACGGATCAAGTGGGCGGCGTGATCGCGAACGGGATCGGGACCTTGGTGCAAGGAATTTTGCCATTCGAACAGGGCGGCAGCTTTGCGCAGGGGCGTGTCATGCCGTTTGCGAATGGTGGGGTTGTGTCGGGGCCGACCATATTCCCCATGCGGGGCGGCACGGGCCTTATGGGGGAGGCAGGCCCCGAGGCCATTATGCCGCTTGGTCGTGGCGCAGACGGCAAGCTTGGAGTGCGTGCATCTGGTGGCGGTTCTGTGAACGTCGTCATGAACATTTCAACTCCTGATGCGGCGAGCTTCCGCAGATCTCAAGGTCAGATTGCCGCGCAAATGGGTCGCGCAATTGGACGTGGTCAACGCAACCGATAAACACAAAGGAGATGTCGCATGGCGTTTCACGAGGTACGCTTTCCAGCCAGTCTTAGTTTTGGATCGGTTGGCGGGCCAGAACGGCATACAGATGTCGTGACATTGGCCAATGGATATGAAGAGCGCAACACCGCATGGGCGCACTCACGGCGTCGGTACGACGCAGGGGTTGGTATGCGCTCACTGGATGATATCGAGACACTTATTGCATTTTTTGAAGCACGCCGCGGTCAGTTGTTTGGATTCCGGTGGAAGGACTGGTCAGACTACAAAACCTGTAAGGCGTCGTCCGAGGTTGGGTATCGCGATCAAGTCGTTGCGCTTGGTGACGGGGTAACGACGCGGTTTCCTCTTCAGAAAATGTATTTGTCCGGTGATCAACGGTATGACCGACCGATTTCCAAGCCAGTTTTGGGAAGTGTGCGCGTCGGAGTTGAGGGGGATGAAATGCAAGAAAGTGTTCATTTCGACGTAGATACTGCGCATGGACTTATTGTGTTTGCGCAGGCGCCGGATGCAGGGCGGCAAGTCACGGCGGGTTTCGAATTCGATGTGCCTGTGCGGTTTGACACAGATCGTATTCTGACAAGTGTTGCCAGCTTTCAAGCCGGGGATGTCCCAAATGTGCCAGTGGTGGAGGTCAGAGTCTGATGGGCGTTCAACCCGCGCTAGAAGCGCATCTTAAGAGTGGCTTGACCACAGTTGCCCGTTGTTGGGGAATTGAGCGTACGGATGGGCGCAGGTTCGGATTTACCGATCATGATCTTGATCTGTCCTTTGATGGCCATGTGTTCAAGGCTCAGACGGGGCTGACATCCACTGCGTTGGAACAGTCGACGGGTCTGTCAGTCGATAATTCCGAAGCGATGGGTGCGCTCAGTGATGCCAGCGTGAGCGACGCTGATATTGAGGCGGGGCGTTTTGATCAGGCGCAAGTATTTTGTTGGCTGGTGAATTGGTCCAATGTTTCAGAGCGCACTTTGATGTTTCGCGGAACCATTGGCGAGCTGCGTCGTGCAGGCGGTGCCTTTCATGCCGAGCTTCGCGGGTTGACCGAGGCGTTGAATCGTCCGCTGGGGCGTGTCTTTCAAAAACCATGCACCGCCGTTTTGGGCGATAGTGGCTGTGGCTTTGATCTTGAAGCTGCAGGGTATTCTGATCTGAGAGCCGTTGACGATGTGTCTGAAAATCGGATTTTTCGGTGGCGAAATCTATCAGGTTTTGCACCAGGTTGGTTTGAACGCGGGCGTTTGACGGTGCAAAGCGGACCTGCAAAGGGACTGAGACAAAGTATCAAACAAGATCGGATTGATGGCGAGATACGGATCATTGAATTGTGGGAACCAATACGCGCCAGCATCTCATCCGACGATCAGGTGCTACTCGAGGCAGGATGTGACAAGCGCCATACGACGTGCCGGTTTAAGTTCGACAACATTCTGAATTTTCAAGGGTTTCCTGACATTCCCGGCGAAGACTGGATGATGTCGTATCCACGTCAAGCCGGCGAAAATTCGGGCGGTAGTTTACGATGACTTGTGCTGTGGTTGACATCGCCCGCCATTGGATTGGTACACCATATTTGCATCAAGGTGCCTGTCTGGGGGCGGGGTGTGATTGTTTGGGATTGATACGAGGGGTTTGGCGAGAGCTGCTAGGTTCTGAACCCGAACCCGTCCCAGCATACAGTATGGATTGGTCAGAGCCTCAACAAGACGAGGTCCTGTGGCGCGCAGCTGAACGATGGCTGGTGCCCAAAGATATGCATGCCGAAGGACCTGGTGGTGTCGTGCTGTTTCGCATGCGTGACGGTGGCGTTGCCAAGCATCTTGGGATCACAGCACAAGTGGGTCCGCATGCCAGCTTTATCCACGCATACTCAGGGCATTCGGTCACTGAAAGCCCTCTAAGTTATCCGTGGCGTCGCAGAATTGCGGCACGATTTGAATTCCCAAAGGAGAAAATCTAATGGCGACGCTCTTATTGTCGGCTGCTGGTGCAGCCATTGGTGGTTCAATTGGTGGAACGCTCGCGGGGGTCTCTTCTGTCGCGATTGGACGTTTGGCGGGCGCGACACTGGGGCGATCTGTCGATCAGGCCATTATGGGGCAGGGGTCGGATGTGGTCGACAGTGGCCGGGTTGACCGGTTTCGCATCACGGGCGCCGCAGAAGGCAGTGCGGTGCCGCAGCTTTATAGCCGCATGCGTTTGGGTGGACAGGTGATCTGGGCCACGCAATTTATTGAAACGGTTGCCACCTCTGGCGGCGGTAAGGGGGCCGCGCCACAACCGCAGGTCCGCGAACACAGCTATTCTGTGTCTTTAGCAATCGCGCTTTGTGAAGGCGAAATTTCTCGTGTCGGACGGATTTGGGCCGATGGGGTAGAGATATCCCCGCGTGACCTAAATTTGCGGGTCTACAAAGGTCGACGGGATCAGCTGCCTGATCCGCTTATTGAAGCGGTCGAGGGTGCCGGAAGCGTACCCGCCTATCGTGGAACCGCATATGTTGTCATGGAGAACGTCCAGCTCGCCCAGTTTGGCAATCGCATCCCCCAGTTTTCCTTTGAAGTTGTCCGGCCCGCCCCAAAAGAACTTGCAAGCGCTGAGGGTGAGATTGCCCACGCGGTCAAGGCTGTGGCCTTGATGCCGGGCACGGGGGAATACGCATTGGCAACCACGCCGGTGCATTACTCGAACGGGCCTGGCCAAAACTGGAGCGCGAATGAAAACACGCCTTCTGGTGATACAGATTTTCGCGCGTCGCTTAACGCGATGGACGATGAGTTGCCAAAGTGTGACGCAGTGTCATTGGTCGTCAGCTGGTTTGGTAATGATTTGCGATGCGGTGCGTGTACAATTCAGCCCAAAGTCGAACGTGCAGATACTGAAGGTGTCAACATGCCATGGTCCGTGGCTGGCATGACGCGCAGTGGGGCACAAGAAATTGCACGCGTTGCTGATCGTCCAATTTACGGTGGAACCCCGACAGATTTATCCGTGGTTCAGGGTATTCAAAGCATGGCGGCTGCGGGGAAAGAGGTGATGTTCTATCCCTTTGTTTTGATGGATCAGTTGGCTGGAAATGGTCTCGCCAATCCATGGAGTGAAGCGGATGATCAGCCTGCGTTGCCGTGGCGTGGCCGTATCACAACATCCAAGGCGGCAACGCAATCCGGCACTTCGGACGGGACCGTACAGGCCGAGAGCGAAGTCGAGGCATTCTTTGGGACCGCAGATGCGTCAGATTTCAATATCTCGGGCGATACGGTTCAGTATTCTGGGCCCGCAGAATGGCGGTATCGTCGGTTTATCCTGCATTATGCGGCTTTGTGCAAAGCAGCAGGGGGTGTTTCAGCATTTTGCATCGGCTCTGAAATGCGGGGCCTGACACAAATTCGCGGGTCAAGCGGGCAGTTTGTTGCTGTGCAGGCGCTGCGGGATTTACTTGGTCAAGTGCGTGAAATTCTTGGTCCAGACACAAAAATTGGCTATGCGGCAGACTGGTCCGAGTATTTTGGGTATCACCCTCAGGATGGTACCGGAGATGTCTATTTTCATCTTGATCCTCTGTGGGCCGATGAAAATATCGATTTCGTAGGGATCGACAACTATATGCCACTGTCTGATTGGCGTGACGGCGGGGATCATGCGGATGCAAACCACCGCAGTATTTATGACGTCGATTACCTGCAGGGCAACGTCGCTGGCGGCGAAGGGTATGATTGGTATTATCATTCCCAAGAAGCGCGAGAAGCACAAATTCGAACACCGATTCAAGATGGCGCACATGGCGAGGATTGGGTGTTTCGCTATAAAGA